GGTCAACGGGGGCTGATGATGGATCTGCTCAGCAAAGCCGAGCTGTTCGCCGAGTCGCGCCCGCGGTACGAGGACGTGCCGATTGGCAAGCGGGCGCTGCGTATCGGTGAAATGACCGCCGCCGGCCGCGACGTGTTCATTTCGGCCGCATCGGAAGGCGCGCCGCTCAGTGAGTTCCAGGCCCGGATGGTGGTGGCCACGGCCATCAATGACGTCGGCGACCTGGTGTTCACCGCGGACGACATTGCGAACCTGCGGCGCTTGCCGCCTGGCATCTTGAACGAGCTGGCCAGCACTGCCGCGCGGTTGAACGGCATCGGGCAGCAGGCGCTGGAGGATGCCGAAAAAAACTCCGAAGCCGCCCCGAGCGGCGATTCGCAATCCGACTCTCCCTTGCCTACGGAATTCCCGTAAGGGAGCTGCTGCAGCGGCTCACCAGCAGCGAGTTTGCCGAACTGATGGCTTTCGCGCGGCTCGAGCCGTTCGGCTCGCACGTCGAGGATCTTCGGGCCGGCGTTATCGCGTCCACGATCGCCAACGTCCACCGCAACGAGAAAGTGCGACCCGAGCCATTCGGCGAATTGGATCTGATCGTCTGGAACGATACGCGCCAGCAGCAGGCCGCCCAAGCGCCGGCCAACGACGGCATCTTTCTGGAAGACCCGGAGGCTATGTCGGCGCTGATCAACGCGGTCATGTTCGGCGAACTGCCGGAGGGGGTGAGCGGTGGCCAGCAAGACGATGAAGGTTGAAAACCCTGCGGCGCTGACGGACGTGCTGCGGCGATTGGAGACGGTCGCCGCGGAATCGACGCTTCGAAAGGCTGCAGTGGCCGGCGCTCGCACGATCTACCGCGAGGTGAAGAGGCGTGCGCCCATCGGGCCGCATGAGCATGTGCGCGCTGGCAAGACTTATCCGGCAGGCACGCTGCGGCGGGCGATCTTGATCGCCTACGACAAGGAGGACTCGTTGACCGGCGTGCGTGCCACCTACCTGGTGGGCGTCGGCAAGGACGCGTTCTATGCCCGGTTCATCGAGTTCGGCACATCTCGGCAGGCAGCGCAGCCGTTCATTCGGCCGGGATATGACGCAAGGCGCGCAGCAGCGGCAAGCGCGATAGGGATCGTCCTGGAACGGGAGATCGCCAAGGCAATCAAGTAAAGGGCAGGTATGGCAAACGAAACCGTGGTCCGCCTCGGCGCCGACGCGTCGGGGTACATCCTGGAGCTGGCGCGGGCAGGCAAGTCCGCCGAGGCCTGGGCGGCCACGAACGCCGCGGCCGGCCAGCGCACCGAAGCCGCACAGCGGGCAGTCAAAGAAGCGACCGAGAACGGCAGTGCGGCCAGCACACGTGCGATCAATGGCTTCATGCGATCGCTTACGCAGCAGGCGTCCACCGCCGGGCGCACGCGCGAAGAAATGATGCGGCTGCAGGCGGCCACCCTTGGCGTTAGCAAGGAAGCCGAGCCGTTCATTCGGCAGATGGAGGCCGCGCGTGGCTCGATGGAGCGCGGCGCCAGTCAGGCCAATGCGCTGAATGCTGGCCTTGACCGCATCAGCGGTGGCGCAGCTTCTGCAGCGCGCCAGATCGGGGAGCTGGCCGCCGGCATGAGCCCGCTGGGCACCGCACTGGTGGGCGTTGCGGTGGGTGTGCCTGCGCTGATGGCAATCGAGACAGCAGCGTACCGCGCCGTGCAGGGCCTGGTTGGCGTGCAAGCCGAGGTCGACAAGGTGGTCGTGGGCTTGAAGTTCGTGAACGGTGGCGACATTGTTGCGGCCGGGCGTGACATGGACTTCCTGCGCGGTACCGCGACTCGGCTGGGGCTGGATCTGTCCACCACGACCGATGCCTATGTGAAGCTGGCCGCGGCCTCGCGTGAGACCTCGCTCGAAGGCCAGCGCACGAAGGACATCTTCACGGCGATCAGCGAAGCGTCGACGGTGTTGCACCTCTCCGGAGAGCAGACCTCAGGCGCACTGATGGCCATCCAGCAGATGATGTCCAAGGGTACCGTCCAGGCCGAAGAGCTGCGGGGCCAGCTGGGCGAGCGGCTGCCTGGTGCGTTCCAGATCGCCGCACGGGCAATGGGCGTCACGACCGAGGAACTCGGCAAGATGCTCGAGCAGGGCGAAGTCATTGCGACGGACTTCCTGCCACGGTTCGCCGCGCAGATCCGCAAGGAGTTCGCCGGCGCCGTCGAGGAAGCCGCCAACAGCGCCCAGGCATCGCTGGGTCGGAGCGCTACCGCATGGACGGACCTCAAGCGCACGATGGTCGATTCTGGCCTGGGCGAGTTCGCAGCCGGGCAGATGAACATCCTGACCGATGGCGTGAACAGCGTGACCGAAGCCATGCGGCGGGCCCGGGCGGAGGGCGACGGCTTTTGGGGTCAGATGATGAAGGCGGCCGGCGCCGTGGCACGGTTCCTGTCGCCCGCCAATGCGCTGAGCTACGACCCGCAGGCGGATGCCAATCGCAAGAAAAGCATCGAGGCGGAGCTGGCGGTGCACGAGCCGCGTGTCGACTCCGATCGGGGTTCGGCTGCTTTGGTGCGACGGCTTAAGCAGGAACTGCTGGCGATCAATTCGCGCAGTAGCGTAACGGTTGGCGCCGGTGACCTGGCGTCACTCGAGTCAGAGGCCGCACGCCAAGAGGAGCGGGACCGCAAGGCGATGGAAGGGCGCGTCAAGGCCTTCATTGATGGCGGCAAGGGCAAGACGGGGCGCGAGCAGTACGAGGCCAGCATCAAGGCGGTCGAGGACCAGTTCAAAGCCGCTGTCGCTGGTGTGGAAAAGGGCAGTGAGCTGTACGCCCAGGCGATGGCCACGGCCACCAGCCGCAAGGCCGAACTCACCGAGAAATACAACAAGTCCGGCGTCAACGCGGCAAGGAACGCGGCCAAGAAGGCGGAGCGCCTGGACCGGTCCACGGACCTCGAAGAGCTGACGCAGCAGTACCGCGCGCAGGAAGACGCGTTGCGGTCCCACCTGGCGGAGATCCGTTCGCAGCAGCAGCTGGGCGTTATCTCGGCGCGCGAGGCGCTGGACCAGGAGCGTGACGCGCGGGTCAAGGCGCTGACCGAGCAGGCAGCGCTCACGCAGAAGAAAATCGATCTGTCGAAGGGCGCCGACCAGGTCAAGGACTTGGCCCGGTACAAGGGCGAGCTGGACCGCGTGAACGCGCAGATCCAGGAAGCCCAGCAAGCGCACGTGCGAGCGATGGGCACGCTCAACCAGCAGGAGGTCCTGCAGGTCAAGGCGTACACCGACTCGCTGGCAGCAGCATTGAAGACGCGGCGAGACGCGATGGCGATGGACGTGGCCGGCGTGGGCATGGGCGACCGTGCGCGCGACGAGATGCGGCGCCTGGCGGACGTGCAGCGCGAGGTCGATTCCAAGAAATACGATCTATCGCGGTCGCGGTCAGAAAACCGGATCAGCGACGAGGTCTACCAGAAGGAACTGGCGTCGCTGCAGGGGTACCTGACGGCCCGCGTCGAGGCCGAGCGCGACGCGACGGCACAGATCACGGCGGCCGAGGCCGACTGGCGCAACGGCGCGAGCCGGGGCATAGCCACGTACATCGAGCAGGCGCAGAACTCAGCAAGTTCGACCGCGTCGATGGTGGGCAAGCTGTTCAGTGGCATGGAAGATTGGGCGGTGCGGTTCGCCACCACCGGCAAGGTGAGCATCAAGGACTTTGCCGACACGTTCATTGCCGAAATCGTCCGCATGCAGGTGCGCACCGCTGCCGCTGGTTTCCTGCAGTGGGCAGGTGTGGCCATCCAGGGCGCGCTGGGCTTCGGCAGTGGTGGCGGCGCAGGCGCACCCACCAGCGCGATCAACACGGCGACGCCAGCGTTCACTGCCGTTGCGGCGCACGGGCACGCGTTCGACGCCGGCAAGGTGACCGCGTTCGCACGGGGCAGTGCATTCGCCAATTCGGTCGTGTCGACACCGACAACGTTCCCCATGGCCAACGGGCGCGGAATGATGGGCGAGGCCGGCCCGGAGGGCGTGTTTCCGCTGATCCGTACGTCGTCCGGAGATCTTGGCGTGCGCGCGGTCGGCGGGGGCGGCGGTGGAATGGTCGTCCAGCTGAACTCGAATGTGTACGTCACGCCCGACGGCTCGCGGTCCGAGTCGGGTGGCGGCAACTCGGCGCAGATGGGGCAGTCGCTGCTGGATGGGCTGAACGCGGCGATCGCCGACTACATGCAGCGCGCCATGCGGCAAGGCGGCGAGTTGTGGAACTGGAGGAACGGCTACGCATGACCGAAACATTCACTTGGGCGCCGCGCATTGGCCCGACCGGCACCGTATCGTTCCGGACCCTTGATGCGCAGTTCGGCGACGGTTATGCGCAGGTCACCCAGGACGGCATCAACAACCGGGCAGAGTCGTGGCCCGTGACGTTCCAGGGCTCGGCCGAGAAGATCGCCGCCGTCCGCGCCTTCCTGGACCGGCACGCTGGCGCACGATCGTTCCTTTGGACGCCGCCGGGCGGCAAGCAGGGCTACTACAAGGCCAAGACCTACAGCCCAACGGCACACGACAAGTTCAACAGCAGCATTTCAGCGACCTTCGAGCAGGTGTTTTTCCCATGAGCAAGAAGATCTACGCGGACATCCAGAAGCTGGAGCCGGGTGCCAAGGTCGAGGTGTTCGAGCTGGACGCCACGGCGATTGGCGGGGACCTGCTGCGCTTCCATGGATACACACAGGTCGGCCCGATCTGGTGGCAAGGTCGGGAGTACTCGCCCTGGCCGGTGCAGGCGACAGGCATGGACAAGGTGGGCGAGGGCCAGCAGCCGAATCCCACTTTCACGGTCGGCGACGTCAACGGCACGGTGTCGGCGATGTGCCATTACTTGGACGACCTGGTCGACGCGCTGGTGGTTCGGCATGTGACCTTCGGCCGCTATCTGGACGCGGCCAACTTCCCGGACGGCAATCCCGAGGCGAACCCCGACGAGGAGTTCCCGCCGGACCGCTGGTATGTCGAGCAGAAGACGCGCGACGACGGAGCCACGATCGAATTCATGCTGTCGTCGCCGCTCAGCCTGGACGACGAGCAGATCCCGCGGCGCCAGATCATCGCGAACGTGTGCCAGTGGCTGCGCATCGGCGGGTACCGGGGGCCGTACTGCGGATATACGGGCGCGGCCATGTTCGACCGGAACGACAACCCGGTGAACGATCCTGCGCTGGACCGCTGCGGCGGCCGGCTGTCGTCGTGCAAGAAACGCTTCGGCGAATATGAGCCGCTGTCGTTCGGCGCGTTTCCTGGCGCTGACTTGGTGCGGACATGAAGCCATCGACCCTGAAAGAAGCCCAGGCGCACGCCGAGCGTGACTATCCGCGCGAAGCGTGCGGCCTGGTGATCATCGAGGGCGGGAAAGAGCGGTACGTGCCTTGCCGGAACACGGCGATCGGTACCGACCACTTCGCCCTGGCGCCCGAGGACTATGCGGCCGCCGAGGATCGCGGCGATATCACGGTGGTGGTGCACAGCCATCCGGACGTGCCGGCCACGCCCAGCCAAGCGGACCGGGTGAGCTGCGAAGCCTCGGGCCTGCCCTGGACCATCATCAGCGTCATGCCAGACGATGCTGGCCAAGCGCATGCGGCTGACGTCGTGTCGATCATGCCCGAGGGCTACCAGGCACCGCTGGTCGGCCGCGAGTTCGCGCATGGCGTCCTTGACTGCTACACGCTGGTGCGGGATTGGTACCGGCGGGAGCGTGATGTCGACCTGCCCGACTTCGAGCGGCACGACGACTGGTGGCATCGCGGCGAGGACCTGTATATGCGGCACTATGCCGAGGCGGGCTTCCGTCCACTGGCAGAGCCCGAGGCGATGGAGGCGGGCGACGTGATCGTGATGCAGGTGCGCGCGGCCGAACCGAACCATGCCGGCGTTTACCTGGGTGACGGCCGCATGCTGCACCACTTGCACGGCCGGCTCTCGACGCGGGACGTGTACGGTGGATATTGGGCGGACGTCACCCGGGTGGTGCTGCGGTATCAGGCGCGGATATGATGCACCTCTCAAATGGGGAGGGAATATGCGAGCATTCTTGATAAGCGCCGCCATCGTGGCATTGAGCGGCTGCGCGAGTATTGACGACGTCGTCAGCAAGGCACCGGCTGTATCTCTTGCCACGTCTAAGCCAGCTGAAGCGTATTCGGCCTGCGTAGAGTATGGGTGGGGCAAGAGTGGTCCTGTCCATCGGTACACCACCGAGACAGGGTTCACTGTGACAGTCGCTGGTGCGGCTTCAAATGAGGTCGTTGCTGTCGTCAAGCGGGGTGCCCCCACGACCGTGGATGCACACGTGGGATTCAACAACCTTGCAACGAGCCGGCGCTTGGCAGTGCTCGAAGAATGTAAATAATACAGGTGGCGGAATGCGACTCACGACAGTCCGGCTGTACGGCCAACTCGGTGCACGGTTCGGCCGAATCTTTCGCTTTGCGCTCGATACCGGTAGCCCGGTGGAAGCTATGAAGGCGATCGCGAGCCAGGTCCCCGGGTTTGCAGCGGAACTTTGCGGCAGCGAACAGAGGGGCGTCCGGTATGCCGTGTTTGCAGGACGGGAGAACATCGGTGCCGATCACTTGGCGGACTCTTGTCGCGATGGACAGATCCGCATTGCTCCAATCCTCACCGGTGCGAAGCGCGGTGGTTTATTCCAGGTCGTGATCGGTGCGGCCCTGATAGGGTTGGCAGCCGCTAACCCTGCATTCCTTGCGGCAACCGGCGCTTTTAGCGCAGCGGGCGTCGGTGCCATGGGTGTGTCGCTGGCGCTGGGTGGCATTGTGCAGATCCTCTCGCCGCAGCAGAAGGGCCTGTCCGCGAAAGACTCGCCCGAGAACGGAGCGAGCTACAACTTCAACGGACCGGTCAACACCCGCGCCCAGGGCAACCCGGTGCCCATTGGCTACGGCGAAATGATCATCGGCTCCGCAGTGATTTCCGCCGGGATCTACGCGGAGGATCAGACCTAGCGCGCCGCCTGCCTCATCCATCATCAACCCGCCCCGAGCGGGTTTTTTTACGCCTAGACCATGACCCAACTGATCGGCCACAAGGGTGGCAGCGCCAGCACGCCCGTCGAGGCACCAGACAGCCTGCACTCCGTCGCCAACGCGAAGATCCTGGACCTGCTGTGCGAAGGGCCGATCCAGGGCCTGGTTGACGGCCTGCGGTCGGTCTACCTGAACGAGACCCCGCTGGCCAACGCCGACGGCACGCTCAACTTCGAGCGCGTGGTCGTCGACGTGCGCACCGGCACGCAGGAGCAAGAGCACATCGCGGGCTTTCCTGCCGCGGAGAGCGAGATTGCCGTAGGCGTCGAGCTGCGTGCCGAGACGCCCTGGGTCCGTGCACTCACTAACACCAGCCTGTCGGCCGTCCGGGTGCGCCTGGGGGTGCCGCAGCTGCAGCAGTCGCAGGACAACGGCGACGTCACCGGCTATCGGATCGACTACGCGATCGACGTCGCCACCGACGGCGGCGCTTACCAGGAAGTCATCGCCACGGCGTTCGACGGCAAGACGACGTCGGCCTATGCGCGATCGCACCGCGTCGAGCTGCCGCGCGCGGTCACTGGCTGGTCGGTGCGTGTCCGGCGGATCACGCCGAACCGGAACAGTGCGCGCATCGCCGATACCGTGATGGTGCAGGCGCTGACGGAGGTAATCGACGCAAAGCTGCGCTATCCCATGTCGGCGCTGGTGGGCCTGCAGGTCGATGCACGCCAGTTCGACAACATCCCGGGCCGCGCGTATCGCTGCCGGCTCAAGATCGTGAAGGTGCCGAGCAACTATGACCCGGCGAGTCGTGTTTACACGGGCGTGTGGGACGGCACGTTCAAACCCGCATGGTCGGGTAATCCGGCCTGGGTGTTCTATGACCTGGTGCTGAACGATCGCTTCGGGCTGGGCCATCGGATCAACGCCAGCCAGGTCGACAAGTGGGCGCTGTACGAGATCGCGCAGTACTGCGACGTGATGGTGTCGGACGGGAAGGGCGGGCAGGAGCCACGCTTTACAGTCAACGTCTACATCCAGACCCGCGCGGCGGCCTATAAGGTGCTGCAGGACTTGGCGGCCGTGTTCCGGGGCATGGCGTTTTATGCCGCCGGCAGCGTGGTGGCGACCGCCGACATGCCGCGCGACCCCGTGTTCACGTACACCGCGGCGAACGTGCTCAACGGCGCTTTCACCATGACCGGCTCGGCTCGGTCCGCGCGCTACACTTCGGTCAACGTATCCTGGAACGACCCGAAGGACTTCTACCGCGCCAAGGTGGCGCACGTCGAGGACGCCGACGGCCTGGCGCGCTACGGCGATCGCCTGATGGAGATCTCGCCGCTCGGGTGCACGTCAGAGGCGCAGGCGCAACGCGCCGGCCAGTGGGTGCTGCTGACCTCGCGGTTGGAGACGCAGGCCCTGACGTTCTCGGTCGGCCTCGATGGCTTTGTGGCGATGCCTGGCCAGATCGTGCGCGTGGCAGACCCGAAGCGCATGGGCCGGCGAAACGCGGGCCGCATTCGCGCGGCTGCCGGCAGGGAAGTGACGCTCGACAAGGCTCCGACCATCGCCGTGGGCGACATGCTGACGGTGATCCTGCCGTCGGCGGTGGCGGAGTCGCGCGCGGTTGTTGCGGTCGATGGCGACAGCGTGACCGTGGCCGCCGACTGGTCGCAGCTGCCGGCCGCGCAGTCGGTCTGGTCGGTTGACAATATCGACCTGGTGGCGCCGCTGTACCGCATTCTGTCGGTACGGGAGAAGTCGGGCAGCACGTTCGACATTTCGGCGACGCAGCACGAGCCGGGCAAGTTCGCGGCGATCGACACCGGCGCGCGGATCGATCCGCGCCCGACGACGGTGATCCCGCCATCGGTGCAGCCGCCGCCGGCGAGCGTCACGATCACGAGCCGCGAGGTCATCGACCAGGGCATTGCCGTGACGGTGATGACCATTGCCTGGGAAGCCGCTGCCACCGCGATCGCATACGTGGTCGAGTGGCGCCGGGACAATGGCGAGTGGGTGCGCGTGCAGCCGACGGGCAGCCTGAACGTCGAGGTGTCCGGCGTCTACGCTGGCGCCTATACGGCCCGCGTGCGGGCGATGAACGCCCTGGGTGTGCTGTCCAGCCCGACCACCTCGCTGGTGGTGCAGCTGGCAGGCAATACCGCGGCGCCGCCGGCTGTGACCGCGTTGACGACAGGCACGCTGACGCAGGGCATTGCGCTGGCCTGGGGTTTTCCGACCGGGCCGAACACCATCGAGCGCACCGAGATCTGGTACAGCGCAACGCCTGATCGCTCGACGGCCATCAAGCTGAGCGACTTCGCCTATCCCCAGGCGGCGCACCGCATGATGGGTCTGGCCTTCGGCGTGCAGTTCTTCTTTTGGGCGCGCCTGGTGGACCGCTCCGGCAACGTCGGGCCCTTCTATCCGGAAGGAGCCGGCGTGCCGGGGTCGAGCAGCAGCGACGCATCCGAAATCCTGGACGGCCTCGCGGGGCAGATCACGCGCACGCAACTGGCCGGCGAGTTGCTGAGCGCGATCGATGATGCAGCGGGCCTCACCGCAGAACTGGCGGAACTGGCTGAGCAGGTACTGGCCATCGCCAATGGGGACGCTGAGCTTGCAGCGGAGATCTTCGCCAGCGAGCAGCGGCAGGCGCAAGCGCTCGAGGCGAAGGCCGCGGAGCTGCAAGCTGCGACCGCCGCCGTTGCCGAGGATCTGCAGGCCCAGGCCGACCAGGTCGCGGCCACGGCGGCGGGCCTTGCTGACGAAGTGCAGACCCGCGCGCAGGAGACGGCCGATCAGGCAGCATTGATCGCAGCGAATGCTGCAGCGATCCAGCAAGAGGCTGCGGCGCTGTCGGCGGCGCTGGACGCCCAGGCCGGAGACATCGCTGCCAACGCGGCAAAAACGGCGCAGGAGATCGTCGATCGCATCGCCCAGGGCAACACCCTCGGCGGGCAGATCAGCAGCGTCAGCAGCGCCGTGGGCACGCAGGCGACGCGTGTGGATGCGCTGGTGTCGCGCGCTGACGGCGTGGAAAGCAGCATCGTCACGCTGCAGCAGGCCGACGCTGGCCAAGCGCTGCGGATCGATGCGTTGCAGGTGCGCACCGAAACGCTGACGACCCGAGTGACGGAAACCGTCGAAGCGACAGGAGATCTGGCGCAGAAGGTCGTGGGTCTGGTTGCCGCGGCGGCCGATACGGATTCGGCCGTGCACGACCTGGCCGAGGCGGGCAGGGGTTACGCGCGCACGCTCGCATCGCTGCGGGTGAAGTCAAGCGAGGCCGAATCGCTGATCCTCGATACGCGCGAGGTGACGGCCGAACAGGCGACGCAGCTGCTGCTGATCACCACTCGCGTGGGCACGAATGAATCCGGCATCAGCACGCTGAACCAGACCACCGCCACGCTGGCAACCCGCGCGACCGGATTGGAGACGCGTGCCAGCAACGCGGAGGGGCGGATCCAGATCGTGGAATCGACCACGGCTGGCCAGGCGTCGCAGTTGACCAGTTTGACCGGGCGCGTCGGCGGTGCCGAGTCGGGCATCCAGACGCTGAACATCGCCCAGGCCGCCCAGGCGTCGCAGCTGACCACGTTGCAGAGCCGAGCCGACGGCGTCGACTCGACCATCACCGTGATGAGTCAGACGCAGGCCGGCCAGGCCACGCAACTGGCGGATATCAGCACACGAGTGGGCAACGCGGAGGCCAGCGTCACGTCTCTGTCGCAAACCAGTGCGGGGTACGCCACCCGCATCGGCGCCGTTGAAGTGAAGGCCGGCGACGCGCTCACCCGAGTCGACCAGGTGGAAGAGGCAACCGCGGAGAACGCTTTCCGTCTGGTCGATCTGTCCGCGCAGGTGGGCGGCATCGATTCGGCCATTACCGACCTGAGCAAGGCAAGCGAAGGCAACGCGCAGACGGTGCGGGCGTTGCGGGTGAAGAGCGGACAGGCTGAGTCGTCGATCCGGGAATTGAACACCGTGACGTTGACGCAGGCGACACGCCAGGTCGAGATGCAGACGAAGCTGGGGACGGCGGAGTCGAACATCGCGTCGCTCAGCCAGACGACGTCCACGCTGGCGACGCAGCAGACCAGCATGACGGCGCGCATCGATGGCGCCGAGGGGCGCATCGCCAACACCGAAACGGTGCAGGCGCAGCAGGCCTCGCGGCTGAACACGGTCGAAGTGCAGAGCGGTTCAAACACCGGCCGGATCCAGGGCCTGGAGACGGTGACCGCGTCGACGGCCACGCGCACCGACTCGCTCGAGGCGCGTGCGACCGGCTTCAACGCGTCCATCGCAGCGCTGGAGCAGGTCAACCCCGAGCTGGCGATGATGCTAATTGAGATGCGCGCGGCCGCTTCCGACTACGACTCGCAGTTTTCCGAGCTGCGCAAGGTGTCGGCGGACAGCGTGTCGGCGGTGCGGCGATTGCAGTTCAAGAGCGGCGCGGCCGAGTCGGCAATTGTGCGAGTTGACCGCGTGGCGGCGGGCCTAGCCACGTCGATCGACCAGATCTCGGCACGCACAACGGGTGTGGAATCGAACCTCAACATCGAATCGATCTCCCGCGCGAGCGTTGACGGTGCGCTGTCCTCGCGGATCGACACAGTCACGGCCACGGCCAACGGCGCTTCCGCAGCAGTGCAGACGGTGCAGCAGGCCCAGGCCACCACGGACGGCAAGTTGAACGCAATGTACGCGGTCAAGGTGGGTGTGTCGGCCGGTGGCCATCTGTACCAGGCCGGCATTGGCGTCGGGGTGGAGAACGCACCTGGTGGGATGCAGACGCAGGTCTACGCGCTGGCGGATCGGTTCGCCATCCTGAACCTGTCGAATGGGGTGGTGACCACTCCATTCGTGATTCAGGACGGGCAGACCATCATCGCCCAGGCGCTGATCGGCAACGCGACGATCACCGCGGCGAAGTTCGCCGAGTGGATCGAGTCGACGGCGGTCGACGGCTACGGGGTGCCGCTCCTGCGCCTGAACATGCGAACAGGCGCTATCTATCAACGCAGTGCGGCCAGCGGACGCCGCATCGAGCAGGAGAACGGGGTGATACGGGTGTACGACGAGAGCAACGTGATGCGAGTCCGGATGGGGGTGTGGTGATGGATGACATCAAGCAGGTGGGTCAGAACTGGGTGCTTTACCAATCTGGCGTGGTCGAGGTGTTCGACAGCAGCGGGTTACTGCGAGTGCGCATGGGCGCGTGGTGATGCCGGCAGGACTCGAAGTGTTCGATCCGCAGGGCCGGCCGTGGCTGTCGATCACGGACCGCATCACACGGTATCTTGGGCAGCACACCACCTACACCGTGGATGACGGAAGCATCTACGTCCCGGAGCTTGCGCTGGGTGCGCCGTGGTTCTGCGTGCTGCCTACCAACGGAAACCCGGGGTTGTCGATGCCCGAGATCACGATCTCTGGGCAGACGCTGTCCTGGCGTTACCACAGCTTCAATAACTGGCTTCCGCCGCAGTACCGGACGCCGTTCACGATCATTTACGGGGTCTATTGATGCCGGCGGGACTACAGGTTTTCAACGTAGGGGGCTCGGTCCAGGTGGATCAGGACTACCGCAACTATCACCTGTACGAGGTGCGCCAGTTCTATTGCCCCAACAGCTTCAGCGGCGTCTACACGGGCTGGGGGTGGATGGACGTGGTCGGCGGGCGGGCAGACGACCTGATTGGGTTCATGGGCACCGGGGCCGTGCATTTCTTCGCCGGAGACTACGGGAGCTTTCGCCGATATCAGATCCTCAAGCAAAACGGCCCGGGCTATGTGACGGTGCTGATCTTCCGGCAGGGCATCGCTACCGGTCCGGTCAACGCCGGCCTGCAGGTGTTCAAGGCGGATGGCACGATCGCGTTCGACTCAAGCCGGCCTTACATGCGGGTGCTCGACTTTCTGTACAACCAGGGCGTCGACCGCACGTACGCCGGCAGGACCGTGGGGATCATCCAGCTGATGAATGCCTACGGTGTCCAGGAATCGCCGCTTGGCGACCCGACCGCGCCGCGCGGCTACGTCAGCACCTTCAACACGATGACCTTCGGCACCAACGGCTCGCAGGCGATGGTCTCCTACTACACCTACGACCAAATCATGTCGCAAGATCCGCAGGGGTACGAATCAAACGGCTCGCTTTATTACGCCGCGATGGTCGTCGACATGACAGGCATGGTGTGACCCGCCTGCACCGCATCAGACTGGCCCGCGCAGCGCGGGTTTTTTTCGCCCATCGATCAAGGAAGCAGATGGCACTCATTGAAAACGTCACCCGGTTCGGATTCTCGGCGAACACCTGGATCAATTTGAGCGGCGGTATCGGCAACGAGACGGTCACGAGCCTTGCAGCGACATCGCGCGCCAACACGCCGCAGGCAATTGCCGTCCGGGCGGTGCTGCAAGACGGCACGCTGGTGCCGGTGTTGAACGCCAAGCTGCTGGCAGCGAACGGCAGCACCCGCATACGGGTACCGGGCCTGTTCTTCGGCGCAGGGCAACACCTGTCCTGCTACAGCTCCGACGCCGTCGAGTGGAATATGACGCTTGCACGGGTCAATGGCGGGCGCGCGCGGACCAATCGCATCAACGCGAGCCCGCCTGTTGGCGACTGGCATGCTGTCTCGCCGCCGGGCTATCCGATGGAGATCACCTCGATTCTCTGTTGCAACAAGACAGAAGCGGAAGCGCGGGTGGCTTTGCGGTTTCGCAACAGCGCTGACGGCTCGTTCGCATGCATCTTTCAGGACGAGCGGATCCCGCCGCGCGGCACGTACCGGGCGTCCATTCCCAATTACTTGATCCAGACCAATCAGTGGCTGGACGTGTTCTCCACGGCTGAATGCGCGTGGTTCATCAGCGGAGTGAGTGCATGAGCTATCTCGGACCTGTCGACGGGCTCCAGTCCTACCCATGGTCATACGAAGTCGACTTTACGGCCGGCGACGCGGCGGAACAGTACGCGCGCGCCGGGTTCCGGTGCGTTCGCGGTACCACCACCGAATATGTCGATTCGAATGGCATAGTGCGCGTGGCCCCGCCGCAAACACCGGTTTTCGAATTCGATAAGGAAACGGGTCGCGCGCTGGGGCTCCGTTGCGAGCGTGCGCACAACAATTACCTGCACAGCACCGAAAATCTGAACGCCTGGGCGAACTGGTTTGGTGGCCTACCTGGCCTGACCAAGGGATTCCCGGATCCCGCTGGTGGCAGCGAGGCCTGGTCCTTCCGTATTGCGGACATACCGCAAGGGCCTGGGGCCGCGGGTGACATGGCGGGCGGCATGATCAACACTGGAACCGTCATTCCGACTGACGGTGTCGTGCATACAGCAGAGGTCTGGGTCCGTTGCGATGTGGTCCGGCAATTTAGCCTTGGCTTCAGTGATGCCATGAGTCAGTACACGGCAACGCCGCAATGGAAGAAGTTCCGATTTACCGACGTCTGGACGGCTGCCAAAGATCTCGGCCGACTGTGCCAGCTCGTGTTCAGCTACTCCACTTCCGAACTCGCCGCCGGCTCGATCTCCGCGGACACGCGCTTTTATCTTTGGCACCCGTGGATGTGGCAGGGGTCTGTGGGCATGAGCTACATCAAGGCGGATAACGTGGCACCGTACGCAGACCAGGAGTACCACTATGCTGACCTGCATCCAATGTTTGCCGGATACAACCCCGAAGGCGCTCTGTTCATCGAATGGGAGCGCAAGGGCCAGACGGTCAACGTAAACGACACGAACGGCCTGTTCCAGATGTCGACGCCCGGGGCCGCCCCGGACGTGTACAGCTACTTTGGCGACAACTACCCGAAGTCCAATTCGGTGGCCATCGCGCAGTATTGGAATGGGCAGGCCTCTGCGGTAGAAGGCCCGCTGCGCAACAACGGCGCGCCCGGCGGCAAGGGTATCCAGCGGCTCGCATTCGGCTGGTACAAGAGCGGGAACGATGCCCCCGGGGCGGCGTTCAACAGTCAGGCGTTTCGCCGGATGAACGGCGGTGGCGCCGCGTCGGCCGGCATGATCGGTTTCACCCGCTTTGTGCTCGGCGCCCGTATCTACGCCGATCCCCTCGATGGCTATATCCGCAAGGTGAAGTTCCATCGCAACTTCAACCCGAACGTCCCCAAGGACGCCTTGCCGGCTGGGCCGACCGCCCAATCGCTCAGCGAGCTGACGAACGACCGGCTCTGGTCCACCGACGACTTCACCTGATCAACGGCGCTTTTGCCAACCCTGCCCGCCGCGCGCGGGCTTTTTTCGTCCCGAGGAAACCACCATGACCATCACCCCGATCAACAAGACCGTCGCCTGCCGCATGGAAGCACTGACCGTCAACGCCGACGGCTCGCTGCTGGCCCGCTACACCGTGGGCATCGTCGACGACGCTGGCGCGTACAAGCCCATTGCCGACAAGAACTACATGCTTTCGGCAGCCGATGCGGCGCCGATCCTGGACAGCAAGACGACCAAGGACGGCAAGGCGTTCGACCAGCTTTCCGCCGCCTTGGTGACGGCGCTCAGCCAGCGCGCTGACTGGATCGCCTGACCAGGCGCCGCCAATTCGATCCACCAGCCCGCCGCGCGCGGGCTTTTTCTTGTCGGCAGGGAGCCATGACAGAGATTGATTTCGACGGGCTGGCCGTCAAGCTCGCAGGCATAGCCGGCGCGGCCGTCAGCATGCGGTATCTGCAAGGCTCGCCCAAGGCCAAGCTCACCATGGCCGCCGGCGGCGCGCTCATGGCTTATTACGCGTCGCCATACCTGTCGCAGCGCGTGGGCCTGCCTGAGG